AGTTCGCGATGTTGAGGCAAGACAAGCTGACGATGGCACAATGCGCCTTTCGGGTTATGCTGCCGTTTTCAATGACTCAAGCGTTCCGCTTCCATTCAAAGAATCAATTGCCCCTGGCGCATTTCGCAAGACTTTAAGCGAAACACCTGATGTTCGATTGCTAGTTAATCACGAAGGTTTGCCTTTGGCTCGCACCAAGAACGGCACCTTAACCCTTAGCGAAGATGATCGTGGACTATATTTCAGCGCAGAATTGGCAGATACTCAAGAAGCCCGCGACATTCACACCTTAATTGCTCGCGGTGATGTTGATCAAATGAGCTTTGCTTTCCGTGTTATTCGTCAAAAGTGGAGCGAAGATCGTTCGCGCCGCGTTCTAACTGAGGTTTCACTTTCAGATGGCGATGTTTCAGTTGTAACTTATCCTGCCTACCCAACCACATCAGTTGAGGCAAGAGAAGAATTGCGCAAAGCAATTGGCGCAGTTAAAGAAGGCCGTGAAATAACAGGCGAATCTTTGGTTGTTTTGAAAACAATTTTTGATGATCTTTCCGAAGGTCACGATTACATTATGCGAGCCGTTGAAATGATGGCAATGCTTACAGGTTCCGAAGGTGAACTTGAAGAAGAATCTCGCGAGAAGGTTGGCGATTTCGTTGAATGGGATTCAAGTGGCGGCACCGCAAGAGGTCGCATTGAACACATTATGGAAGAAGGCGTTTTAGGTATTCCGGGAACTGATTTCAGCGTTACAGCCGAAGAAGGTGACCCTGCGGTTCTAATTCGCATTTATGAAGAAGTTGAAGATGGCTACAAAGCAACAGAAACTTTGGTTGGTCATAAAATGTCAGAGTTGCGTTATATTGAACCGCTACCTGAACCAACAGAAAATTCAGCTCGCAAAATCTCACTTCGCCTTGCTAAGGCAATTGTAAACAACACAAAATAAGTTTCTGCTGAACAATCAGCAGATGAAGTCGGAGCGACCTCACACCCTCAAAGCGCCGTGAAACCATCGCCACCACCTCAAATTTTCCAACAAACTCATAAGGAGCAAAATAAATGTCATTCTTGACAAAAGTTATTGAGCGCCGTGATGCAGTTAAGGCTGAACTAGATGCAGTTCTTGAAGCGGTTGCCGCTGAAGAACGCACAGACTTAACCGCCGAGGAAACCGAAAAGGTTGATGCCTTGGTTGAAGAATCACGCTCACTAGATACAAAGATTGAAAAGTTCAACACACAGGCAGTTGCAGATGCTAAGGCATCTGAAGTTCGCGCATCAGTTGCCGCAGTTGTTACACCTAAGGGTGGCGCAACAGTTACACGCGAAGCTCGCACATATTCACCTGATGCTGAAGTTTCATTCGTAAAGGATGCTTTCGCAGCATCTTCACGCGGAGATTTCTCAGCTAATGAGCGCCTTGCTCGCCATATGCGCGAAGAATCAATCGAGCGCCGCGATGTCGGAACAGCTCAATTTGATGGTCTTGTTATTCCACAGTATTTAGTGGATTTAGCAGCACCCCTAGCCCGTAGTGGCCGTCCGGTCGCTGATTTCGCAACAAGCAAGCACACTCTGCCGGTATCCGGGATGACCCTGAATATCAGCCGTATGACCACCGGAACTTCAACAGCCGTACAGGTCACACAGAATGATGCAGTTTCAGAAACTGATGCTGACGATACACTTTTGACTATAAATGTCCGGACAATCGCCGGCCAGCAGGATATAAGCAAACAGGCCATCGAGCGCGGAACAGGCATTGATGCTTTCATCGTTGCCGACTTAATCCGTTCTTGGCACACAACACTTGATGCTCAAATCCTTAACGGTGCAGGTACAGCAGGCACAATCAAGGGAATCCGCAACTCAGGTGGAAATGCCATCACATTCACAGCAACAACACCAACAGTTGCCTTGCTTTATCCAAAACTAGCTGATGCAATTCAGCAAGTTCAATCAAACACATTCACAACACCAACTCACTTCATTATGCACCCACGCCGCCTTGCTTTCTTGCTTGCTGCGGTTGATGGTTCAAACCGCCCATTAGTAGTTCCTGCTGCGGGTGGCCCAATGAACGCAATTGGTACAGGCGCAGGCGTTGCAGGTTATGGCAACAGCGGCTATCAGATGCTTGGACTTCCAATCATCACAGATGCTTCAGTTGGTACAACATACGGCGCTGCTACAAACCAAGATGAAATCTATTGCGTTGCTGCACCTGAGATGCACCTTTGGGAACAACCTGGCTCACCATTCGCATTGGCTTTCGATGCTACTGGCGCAGGCAATCTCACAGTTAAGTCAGTTGTTTACGGCTACGCAGCGTTTTCTGCTGAGCGTTACCCACTTGCTGCCTCAATTATTTCAGGCACAGGTTTAGTGGCACCAACCTTCTAATTTGAAGGTTTCTTGATTGTGTTGAAGGGGCAAGACTCCCCCGACTTGCCCCTTCAACACTTCCCAAAACAGATTCGGGGGAATCTATGAAGTCAGCTCACAAAGTTTCAATCGGTAGTTGCGACCCTGGCACCGTCAATGGTGCTTTTGCTTATCGCCTCATTCAGTTAGCGCAGGCAAGATCAGCAAGACTTGGCCCATTTGTTCGGGTTAAAGGTTCGGGGTTGCTATCAAAACAACGCAACCGAGTTGTAAAACAATTCTTAGATGGCACAAAGTCTGATTGGTTATTGCTAATTGATAGCGATGAACAATTATCACTTGAGGCATTTGATAAGTTGCTTGAAACTGCTCACGATAAAGAACGCCCTGTTGTGGCAGGTTTAGTTTTTGCAGGATTTGGAATTGAAGGCGCACCGTATCCAAAACCGGTGCCTGCTATCTTCCAAGATGCACCCGAAGGCTTTTTGCCTTTGTATAAGTATGACAAAGATTCAGTTTTTGAAATTGATGCTGCGGGAACAGGTTGCTTACTTATCCACCGCAGCGTGTTAGAAAAAATGCGTGAAACCGCAGACAAAAACCAAGGCCCCGATTGGTGTTGGTTTTGGGATGGCCCCGTTGATGGAAATTGGATTGGTGAAGATTTACTTTTTTGCCGTAGAATTAGAGCATTAGGTTTCCCAATTTATGTAAACACGGGAGCAATTTTGCCGCATCAAAAGTCTTATTGGTTAGATGAACGGCACCACCATTTATGGAAAGATTAAAAAGAATTTTGCGATTAGCTCGCAAGCCAAAAGAAACCGCAACGGCTGCCCCTGATTTAGAAAGGGCGATGCTGCCTAAAGCAGAAAAGAGAATCATTCGTGGCAATAACTAACGGGTACTGCACCCTTGCCGAGTTGAAGGCATCTCTTGCCATTACCGACTCAGTTGATGACACCCCGCTTGAGGCTGCCGTTACCTCAGCAAGTCGAATGATTGACGATTACACAGGGCGTTTCTTTTACAAAGATGGAACAACTCAAGCGCCTGTTTATCGTTACTACACACCTGAAGATGCTTACATTTTGCCTGTTGATGATTTTGTCAGCATTAGCCAAATCGCAACAGATGACAATTTCAATCAAACTTACGAAAGCGTTTGGACAACAGGGGATTTCTTGACCGAACCTGTCAATAATCCCCGCCGAGGTTGGCCTTACTCACGCATTTTGGCGGTTGGAAGTTATGTTTTCCCCTACTTCTTACCTCAAGCAGTACGCGTTCAAGGCGTTTGGGGATGGTCAGCTACACCTGCCGAGATCAATATGGCAACGCTAATTCAGGCTTCCCGCCTCTTTGTTCGCCGTCAATCTCCATTTGGAATTGCGGGCACTCCCGACCTTGGCACCGTTCGACTTTCAGCTAAATTAGATGCCGATGTTGAGGCACTTGTTCGCCCATTCCGCAAGCAGAATGGTATTGCTAAATGAATGTAAGCACCGTCAGAGATGGGCTTAAAACCCGTTTACAGACCATTACAGGGCTTCGCGCCTTTGATTTGATACCTGAGGTGCCAACCCCACCTTGCGCCATCGTGGGGCAATTAGATTTCACATTTGATATTGACAATGCGCGAGGTTTAGACCAAGCCAATGTTGATATTTATGTGATTGTTCAACGCTTTGATGCCCGTTCAGGTCAAGACAAGTTAGATGCCTATCTTGCTGGCAGCGGAGCAGGTTCAATCAAAGCCGCACTTGAAGGTGACCGTACCTTGGGGGGCGCAGTTCAAACTTTGCGAGTATTAAGTGCCGAATCAGGAACTTATGACTCACAGGGCAACCTTTATTTATCGTACCGCTACCGCCTCACAATTTGGGGATAAGGAGAAACAAATGAGCTACACAGTAACCTCAGATTTAGAGGTTTGCGGAAAAAGCAAGGGTGACAACCTCACCGAAAAAGAACTACTTGAAGCAGGCGTGAACATCGATGCTCTCATTGAAGGCGCACATATCAAGTCAGATTCAACACCGTCAATCAAGCCAGTAACAACTCAAGAAGGAGCCAAATAAATGGCAAGAATCGTA